GATAATCACACCGCTGTCGGTCTGGATAGCAGACAGGGCATTTAACAGCCGCTCTTTTTCAGCAGGCAACGCGCCGGACGGGTATTTGCCAATCCCCGTCGGCATACCGAATTTTTCTAAAAATATCAGCCAAAACTTAATGTCATTGCGCTTGAAGAATGTCGGCCAATACAGCCAGTGCGCCAGACCCAGACCATACGGCGAATCATCATCGTCCGCGCCGGTCGAGAATGTCCAAAACTTACGATCAGGCACCGCCTCGCCCATCGGTTGCGCAGAGGTCAGTAAACGCAGGTCGCCAGAGGGCGCAAAGCCAAAGCGCCGGATATTTTTAACCTTAATGTCGCTCAGCGCGATAAACCGACCGTCCCTGGCCCACATGTTTTCCGCGACTGCGTGCCCGTAAAACAACCCGGTACCGAGCATCTTTTCATTAGCTCGATCAAACGCGACATTACCCAGCTGCTCGGTGATAAATTCCGCCGCCGCCTTGTCCTGGCGCTTGTTGCCACCGGCCAGCACATTCCACTCCTTGCCGCTCAGCGCCAGCTTGCGCTGCTGCAACGCCGTCTGCACCTGATCGTCGCGCCGCGTCTCCGCGTACACGCGCAGATCGAAACCGCGTTGCTTTTGGATCGGGTCGGTCGATGGCAATAGCGGCAGGCCGTCGACAAATCCGAGTGTGATATCGCGCCCGTTTTCGGTCGTCGCGACCTCGTTAAACTCCGGCGCGGACGCTGAAAATGGGCGGCCTGTTTTTGGGTTAATTATTTGCATAGCCATTAAATAACTTATGCTTTAGTACGTAGCCTTCCAGCGCCCATATTTTTCCTTTAGCATTATCGCGAGCTATTTTTTGCCCAAGCTCCTTATTGAAGTTTTCAGGGCTTGCGCATGCGGACTCTCCCACTACAGTAAACCCGTTGTTTAAGATCAAAATGCAGATTGTTAGCGTCGGGGCAAGCGGAGAATAAATATAGTCTTCCTTTGAAATCGTGGCTTCAATCGATTCAGGTGTAAGACGTGGCGCATTTAAACCTTTAGCTTGTATTTCTTTTTCAAGTACATGATCGTTCATATAATTCCCCAATTTTAGATAAATTACCTAGGCGTATTACCGCCCTTAAACACAATATACACAGTCAGCATCGGTAGCAGATTAATACAAACCCGCTTGTTGTACGCCGAGTAATGCGCGCCAACCCAGAACCCGTAGGGATTAAACAAAGCGCCAATTTTCATCAGGCAAACCCATCAAAATCATTAGCGCCACGCACCACACCGCGATCAACATCAACCGAGCCCACGCCGACCTTGGTCGAATCATGCATCGCGGCCAGAGAATCCCGGCGGGTTCCGGTAGATTGGAACTCGATAGGCGCACCATCCGCCAGCGTCGCAATAAACGACATCAACCCAGAAATAGCACTATCGCCATGCCTAAACTGGCCGTCTGCACCCTTATCGCGCCCGTCATCCATGGTCGGATTGCCCTTGCGCAACACCACCCGCCGATGGTCTGACACCGTATCCTCGTGCCGGGCAATCAAAAAAGACCGGTCTTCCAGGCACTGCCGATATTTCGGAAAAAACTCCATATACATCTGCGCCGTCGCCATCATGCACGACACCCGCGCCGCGCCGAACCACTGCAATGCGCCCTCGGCGTGAGATTGGCCGTTGCCGCGCGCGTCAAACGCCGCATGATGCAAAATAGGCACGTTCTGCAAAATATAATCGCGGATACGCGCCTGCACATCGAACGGGATATTGCGCAGCTCCAGCCTGAATGCCATCGTCCAGCGGCTAGGCTCGCGCCGCTGCAACACATCGACCACCGACAAATCGCCAGACCGGCCGAAATCCTGACCGTATGCCGTCTTATGCCGGGTCATGTTATCGATAACCGGCTTCAAATTATCCTTAATCCAGATGTCGGTTTCCGCCAGCCGGTTAGGATCAGTCACCCACTCGGCAGGCTTAGACCAGCAAATCACCGGCACATCATCGATCATGCATTGCTCAAGCAGCATGCGGGTAAAATAAGCACCGGAACCGCGCTTGGCGATACAGCCCAACTCCTCGTTAGCGTCTTCCTGGCTTGGGTAGCTGGCAAACTGCTCATCCCGCCATTTTTTCTCAGCCTCTTTGCTCCAGTCCCGGCCGGTTACCAGGCAGATGCGCCGATAAAACCCCTCGCGGATCGCCTGATCAAAATCAATATGATGCAGGCTCCAGGTTGGCAACTTGCCAGTCTTAACATCGCGCACCAGGTCGAAAAAATAGTTTTCCTCGGAATTATGGGTGCTGATAATGTCAACGCGGCCGCCCCACATCAAAAACGCCATCGCGCCTTTAATAACCTCTTGCAGATTGCGATGGAATGCCGCCTCATCAATCAATGCATGGCCTTGGCGGCCTCGCCAGTTCCAGGGCGATGACGATAACGCCTCGTAAATATGGCCGCTGGCGAACGTCAGGCGGAACCGGGTAATATCCTGCCGCTTTTCGCCGATCACCTCGCGCTCACGGCTAATATCGATTGCAGAGCAGGCCATGCCATAGGCACGGGCAAACGTCAGCGCATCGCCGATATTCTCGGCCGCCATACCCATGTTGTAGCCCATGTAATACTGGTTCATACCGTGTTCAGCCGCCGCTTCCAGTGCGCCTTCAGCGGCTATGCAGCCCCATGACCAGCCGACACGTCTGCATTTCTCGGCCATGCGGACGTTAGATTGATCCAAATGCCAGCGGATCTGATAGGGAAGTAAAATTTTAGGTACTTCCTCGGGCGGTAACTTGCGTGTAGCGCGCAGGGATTGCTGCTCATCAACCAGATTGAGTAGGTCTTTTTTTTCCGCTGCTGAAACTTCGATAGGCTCTACGCTGACGGATTCGCTCACTTCGTTTCAACCTCAACACCAAGGAATTTAGCGCGAATCGCCGCCCAATCGGAATCCGACAATCCGGCTTTTTTAGCGATAGGTTCAGCCTCTGCGGCCGCAGCTTGCAGCTTGGCTTTGGCTTTCTCAGCCCATTGTTTTTGCAGCACACTGGCCTTGGTCATATTCAGCACCGACCGCGCGCACTCTTTCAGCAGTCTAACCCGTTCAAACGGCTCCGCCTCATCCAGATCCTGCAACGTCACCATCACATCGAACAGCTCAGATTGAACCAGCGATATCACCGCCGCCGATCGCAGATCCGCATCATCAGGGGCGGCTTCGGCAATCAGCCGCGCCGCCTCGGTCGAGTCACGTACATTCTGCAACCGGCGCTGTAATTTAGAGCCGTGCCGATAGGCGGAACTGCGCGAAATCTCTAGCCCACTGGTGGCCAGAAACTCGACCAGGCCGGTGTAATCCTTAAAGTTGCGCCTGATCAGCTCGGATTCAAACTGAGTACGTTGCTCTGGCGTCAGTCCGTCAATAGCAGATGGCTTAGGCATTAGCGCCATTCCTCTTTAGTCATCCGCAACAAATCTTTTCTAACTGTAACAATACGATCCTGTAGCGCCTGATAGATTGCGCGCTGCTTGCTGGTCAGTGTTTTATTGATGTACCGCTCCAGTACCCCGCTCATACCCTCAACATTTTTGTCCAGCTCGCCCATTACGGCAATATGAGCGATTACCTCAATAATTTCCCGCTGAGGTGCGGATAAATTTAACTTAGGCATTGAAATACTTCACAGGCCGTGCAATACCCGGCTCCACATCGACGGTATACTCAACTACATCCATGCCGTAGCGCTCCAGCTCGCAAAACCAGCGGCCATCAGGGTGCTTATGAACACTGATTAAATCCCGCTTCTCCAGATAGTCCAGATTCTTCCGCACCTCATCCTGAGTCGCATCTGGGTATTCGGCTTGAACTACCGACAGCACGATGCTTTCAAACGCACCCACCGGACTGGCATTATTCAGCGTTAATAAAATCATCCAGCGGACCGCTTCGCGGCGTATTTTGGCTAAATCAGCCATGACGTTCCCCTTTTAAAATAGCGTTTTCAATGCGTACGGCCAGCCCATCGATTTTTGATTCGATCACACTCTGGTTGCGTATGTAATCATCCCTGCGGACATACTGATTAGGCAGATCCGCTTTCATCAGTAAAATATCCCGCTCAATACGTCGCCACTCATTCGCTTCAGCTGCGGCGGCATTCTCCAGCGCGGTAAACTTGGTATCCCAATGTTTTTGAGATTCTTTTCGTGCTAAATCTTGAGCGACAAAACGCTCATTCAGTCGCCTATCGAATTGCCCAATCAAAAGCTTTCCGACCGTGAACATCGCCACTACAAACGCGGTCAGTAGCGGACCGATAGCTTTCAGTAAATCCCATACATCAAACGTGACAGTCATCGCATTCATTGTCTTTCCCTTATCTCATGCATCGTCTGGCAGCTGATGCAGCGTACACACTTCGGCAATGCGGCCAGCCGGTCTGCCGGAATTGCATCATCGCAATCGATACACTCAACCACGCCGTCTACAATCTGTTGAGCAGGCAACGCGTGATCGATCAGATGCTGCTGAATAGCCAGCTCGTTTGAAAATTGCGCCGTGTCATTAGCGCTGCCTATAGAATCAGTCATCCGGAGAATCCCTTATCTGATGCGCACCTGTACCGCTCCAGGCGGTACTGGCACTTCCGCCATCCCTGGCAGTCGTTGATTTAATAATGACTTCCAGCTCTTCAGCATATTGCCGTAGCAGCCGGTTGCGGGTTGCCAGTCGTTCGTAAACATCATCACTAACCGAGGTCAGGTCGGTTGACGAAATGGACGGCAGAACCGGTCGAGCCGGAAGCGGCAGCGCTTGTTGCATGATCCGTATCGGTTCCGGTGCTGTGCAGCCGGTCAGTGCCAGACCAAGCGTTAGCAAAATCATCGCGCTCAGCCAAATGTGTCGGGTTGTTAGCATGAAGGGTTTCCTCGCGGTGGGTTTCATGGATGGTTTCCAGCGCCGTATCCAGCTGCTGGCGGTTGTTATTGACAGACTCCGCAGCATCGGCGCGTTGCTGTTGCAAAGCGGCATGATGTTGCTCAGCTTTCGCCTTGCCACGGTAAAGCAGCGCCGCGAGACCTAGGGACAACAAAATAATCAGGCCGATACCTACTAAATAAATCATGACTCACCCCGAGCACGGCCAAAGCCGATCTTGACAGTTGTGGCCACCGTTAAATAAAGATTAACCAATGCCCCGCCGATCATGCCGATACCGGTCGCGACAGCATCAACATCGTCGGCCGATAAATCGATCGGTAGAGAGTGAGCCAGTAAATAAATAATAGGCAGTAGCGCATTTAACCGGAGCTGTCGTTGTTTCCAGATTGCAGGATCAGCAAGAGACTCACCGGCGCGAAGGGCGCGGCATAGGGATAAAATAAATATCATCATTACCAGAACATCCTCAGATAGGGGGTTAATTGGTGGCAGGGCGTATGCAGCAACAGATCGAATTGCTGCGCATGAATTTGCTCGTGGATCTCGTTCAACTTGCCGGCTTGATAATTCAGGTCGTCCGTCATAACGCTATGCGCTTGCTTCCACCAGGCGTCTTGCAGGGCTTGGAGCTGGGTTAATCGTTGTTGCGTAGTCATTCAGCGCGCCTCGAATAAGGCGCGTTCGGTAGCGCGTCGGTTTACAAGGCCATTACAGACCTGTTTTTTGCCATCGACAGTGATTTTATTCCAGACCAGGAACTGTTCGGCGGCCTCGTCCATATCGCCCCATTGCAAATAACCCAGCAACGTCGACGATCTGAAATTAGTCACGCCGATATTGAAAACCAGCAGTACCAGCGCATCGTATTGGTTTTGCGTCAGACGGTAGCTGCCGTTCAGCGACCCTTTGCCAGCCATCGTGGCATTGATGTAGGTCTCGGCGGTTTCAAGGTCGGCTTTTAATAGCGCGTCACCTTCGGCCGGAGTGATGGGGCGTAAAAACCGCTCAGTAGATTTGATTAGATGGCCGTAGCCGATAGTCGGCTTTCCGGCAGCGTCTGGATAAGCTTTGGCGCGGAATTTCTCAATGTCTTTGAGAATAGCCAGCCCATTAGGCGAGATGTAGAGTTTTTGAGGCATAGCACACCGGTTCTGGAAAAATAAATGTCCAGACCAGTGTATGAGATTAGGGGTTTAGCGGGTATCCGAAGGGGTTCGGAAGAGGATTTACTAGGTGGAGATGGAGTTCAAGGCTGGCCTTGAACTCCGGATTAAGACTAACCGGCAATAAACGGCATATCCTTATCGGTCGGTAATTGGCTTTGTACCGCAACTAATAATGCCGACAGACCGCGCGGATCTATCTGCACCGTGGTTTTATCGGGAATCGCATCGACCAGATCGCTGACCAGTTGCAGCGTATAGCGGGCGTGGTAAATACATTGCTCTTGTTCTTCGCTGAGTTGAAAATGAGCGCTCATGACCGGCCTTCTGCTCTGCGAACCATATGGTTGACGGACTCCTTGCTACGGCCCAGTAATTCGGCAATATCGCGATAACTGAACCCTTCCTGACGACAGCGCAATGCTGCTGCGATTTCGTCCGGTTGGTGCTTACGTGGGACGCGTATTTCAAGGTTGGATACTTTTTCTTCCAACAAGCCGATCACCTGCTGTTGAGCATGAAGGAGCTGCTCTTGCAGATCGGTATATTTTTGCGGGGAGATACTGGTCTTGGCCTTGAAATAGCCGTTAACTAAATCCCGTTGTACTTTCCAGGCTAAATCGTCCTCAAAAGATTTGACAACCATAAGGTAGCCGGACTCGGTTAACAGGGTTAATCCATTAGGCGCAGTGATGCCAAATTCAGACTTTGCTTCGTACGAATTTCGTACGAAGTAATCTTCATTTTCGACCAGCTTTTCTTTATGCGTATTAAAGTTTCTTCGAGCCGTTCCATCAGGCCTTTGATGCGCCTGATCGACCATCGCTAGCGTGATAACGCGTTGCTCGTGAAATTCGATAACGGGAAGTTCGGTATTGCCGATATGGATGAGTTGAGTATTCATGTTGTATTCCTTGAGTAAATTAATAACCCGGCAACATGACGCCAATCATGGGTGCCGGACTGAGCAGGTTGGCGTACCGGTTACTCGCCGGCCCGCCTTGCGGCGGCCCACCCAGCCCGACATAATGAAGAGCTGAATTGTAGACACAAAAAAACCGCATGAAGCGGCCATGTGCCGAGTAATACCGAGACGCCAATCCCGTACGCTGGATTTTGCCAGCGCACAATTAGATTAGCCCTCGGGGTTATTTTTGTCAAATCAGTTAACTTGGGTCCAGCCTTTTCTCAGATAGTTTTTACGGATAATGCTGGAAGCGAAAAACGGGTAAATCAACCAGGACACGCCTATCGTTAAAATAGCCATGTAGGGTACGCTGCGCGTACCGTGGTTTAAATTCATCAAGGCCGAAAAGGTACGCACAGCGTACCCTACGGGACTCGTCTTGGATCCATCACGATACGGTAACAAAGGTGCGCACGGCGCA